GCATCAGGGCGTTCATCACCTTCATCAACCCACTGGTCAAAAAAGTTGGTGTGTAAGCCACGAGCAGAAATCTTATCCATGACATTCAATTTGCCAATGTTTTCTTCTGAATCCCACTGGCTATCTTTATCAGCCTTAAACTTCGCAAGAGCAGAAGATATTGTGTTTGACAGAATCCTGTCTTCTGCTGTTGCTGGGGCTTGGCTGTGGGTATTGACAACTTCATCAAAGAAACGCTTATAAGTTTCTTTTTGAGCGCTTGTCCGAACTTGCTTAATAACCTTGACCATTTCTTTTTCTAAATTTTTGCTGTCAATGTCATCAGAGCGGTCACACGCTTTTTTGATTTCATCAGTCAAACTTTTGCGTTCTGAACTTTCTTTATCAGACGCGCCAAGATTGCCTGAGCCGTTGTCTTCTGATTCTTCCGAATCTTCTTCATCATCTGAATCGTCTGAATCATCTGAATCAGAACCGTTAGAGTCGCCCGAATCATCCGAATCTTCATCCGAATCTTCCGAACCATCTTCCGAGCCTTCATCTGAATCACCATCTGAATCATCACCATCATCATCGGCATCGGCATCGGCATCTTGCGCTTCGCGCTTTTCCTGAGCCTTTTTTGTTTCTGCCGTGGTGCTTGGCTGACCATGCTGGACTTCTTCATCACTAGGCATCGCACCACTACCGCTACCGTTGCCAGCAGGAGCAGTGCCACCATTTGCATCTTCAACAATAGCCAAAAATAATGTAGTGAAGTCGCTAATGATGATGAGCGCCTGCGCTTGGTCTTCTTTTCTTGTCAGAATGAGTGCGCGGTAAGCGTCAATCAGTCCTGACAGTGAAGAAATTTGCGCATCGGTTGGGTGTGAGCCATCTTTCGTAACAATTGACTTGAATAAGGCAACTGCTGTTTTACGAATTGCAGGCGACAAGTACCGCCTGCCGTATAAGAGTACCCACACCGCTTGGTTTGTGCCTGCGTCTTCCAAGAGAAACTTTGTTACTGTTTTTCTTAGATATGGGGCTGACGCTGGATATGTCGCAACGAAGAGCGATTCAATGCGCTGGTCTTCCAAGATATTAAAGCACTTGTAATGCCAGTTAACACCGCTACGAGGCAGGCTGTTATCGTAAAGATACTTTTGCCGATCATCGTTCATCTTGTGAATATCCTTAATGAATTTCGTTCCTGCCCTTGGAGTCCAAAGACAATGCGAAATTTCATGGAAGTTCAACCCGCGCATTTCAATCAGTTCGCCAAAAAATTGTGACGAGACGAAATGCCCCGATTTTACTACCGCCGTCTTGAATATTTCCATAAGCAAGTTGGAGTTGAAATAAACTGTTGTACCGTCAGTTGCCGCAATTTCAACTGCATCTGAAAGTTGGCATTTTATTTCGTTTCCTGTGATAATGCTATTGGAGCGTGAAAGCAATGATAAAAAAGCATCGCGGAGATTTGCCGATTCTTCTTCTGCTTTCTTTTGCCATTCTGTTGAGCCATAATCAGCGCCGAATCGGGTAGGTATTAAAACGCCCTTTTGCGACTGCTTGAGAATGTTCCTTTTGCTAGTACCACTTCTTCTGTTGTTGTATCTAGGCATATTTTGTTTTCCCCTTTAGGAGTAGTTGTTTTTTGTGTAAACACCGTGGGTATCTGCTTAGTGCAAATACCCACGGTGGAGTGCGGGTGGCGGAAGAAATTTAGAGAACTACTGTTTGTTCTGCAAATTCTGCTTCTGCGTCTTCTTTACTTTGTGTTTGCTTCAACCCGCTATGGAATTCGCTGTCTTCAGGAATTTCACCTTCCATCAGGTCTGTCCAAATGTTTGCCGCGTAAACGAGCAACACTTCACGAACGATTTGCCGTTCGTCAACTGGAAAGTGATTCAAGAATGAAACAAGAGCAAAGTCAAAGCCAAGCCCATCATCATCCACGAATTCTTCAATTTCCATTAGCATGTTTGTCGCTATCGGAGTAGTTATATCCCCGATATCTTTACGCTGGCGCAATTTGAACGCTAGGTCAAGCAGAGCGGATGAATTCAACAATTCCTTTTCAATGTCAAAGTCGTAATCAAATTCCATTTGAAATGCGAACCGATTACGAAATGCTTGATTGAGAGGCTTCGTGCCTTCGTAGTCAGGATTGAATGTTGCAACTATGAAGCAATTTTCGTGAGCCTTCATAACTGTTTCAACATCCGAACCTTGTGCCGATGGAACGCTGATTGTCCTACGCTTGTCCAACAAAGAGTGCAGGTATGCCGCAATCTTTGGTGGCAAGAAGTTGATTTCATCCAAATAGATAATCCCACCGTACTTGACTGCGGTGAGAACATCGCCCATTGCGTAATGCAATGATTGGTCAGGTTTTGGTTGCCACCCGCCGATAAATACGGCGGGGTCTGCCGCACCGTTGCATGACACATTCACCACAGGGAGATTATTTTCTGCGGCGTATGCGTAAACACACGATGTTTTGCCTGGACCAGTGGGCCCGTAGATGAGAACATTGTGTCGCAAGGCATGTGCCCTTGCGAGTATGTCCATATCTTTTACGCCACCGATGTAACGGCTAATGTAGTTTCCTTTTCCAAAAACTTCTTTGGATGGAATTAGGTTCGCCAGAGGGTGGTCTGACGGTATAACTTTTTCTAGCACTTTCGCCTTGCTGTTACCTGCCATAATTTATTTCCCCTTTTTGTTTGTTAGAGCGTGGGTGGCGCAAGAAATCTTGAGCCGTACACGCTGTTTGGTTTTTGTGCTTCGGTTTTTCAACCTTGTGCCAGTGGCAGGAATTGAACCTGCATATCTACCATATATATAGAACACTGGCGACCACATATAAAAACTTGTCACAGAGTTTTACGGACTTGAACCGTATCTAACAGTATCAACGATAAACGGAGCGCCGTTCTAAGTGTCTATATCGTTGCTGTTTGGTATGAAGGTCATCTTCGGGCTTTTATCCCATTAGCCTGAGTCGGTAGGTTCACTGCCTACCGCTACTGGTGAATCTTTGACCCCACTGGCTGACTAGAGGACTTACATCTACTTACTACCCAAAGTCCGAACTGAATATTCAAATTCTTAGCCCCGCACTGAGCGGGTGTTCTTGGATTTTTGGTTTCGTTAGGAGTCCGCTAATCGTTTGCGGTGGGAAAGAGGCACTGGTGCTTTTCCGATTTCCAACTTGTTGAAGTTTTCAAGGTACGCTTGCGTACCAAGCCTATCTTGAGATATCATTGAAGTCAAACATCAAAACCGATGAAACCCATAGCCAGTAAGGGTTTGCGGTCATTTGGCGAACAATGTTTTTGAGAACAGGGTAACTGCCCCGTTTTTGAATGGCGGGAAACCCATACCCAGTAAGGGTTTTAGCGATTTTGACTGTTTTTTGACCTCTTTTTGCTTGAAATTCCTGAAACCCTTGCCCAGTAAGGGTTTGCGGGCTACTCCGTCAAAACCCCAATGAAAATAGGGCTTTTTGACACTTCTCAAGCCCTGTACCAAGAATGGAATCATTGCTAATCATTGATAATTTGACAGAACGGCAACATCGCAATATACTGCCGTATCCAAAGGGCGGCTACTCATATACCTATCGCTTGCGATTGACCGAAGCCTCAAAGCCAAGGGTATGAACTTAATCTAAATAAATAAAGTTGCTATAAATCTTTATATTGAATTTAGTTATATTAATATATATAAGTAAGTATAAGTACAAGAAGAGGAAAGGTGGTTCGCAGAAATAAGAGACAGGTCAGGAATAACACTAAACACCAGCACTAAGGAGAAATAGTTAATGTCATCCGCAAATATTGAAGCACTGTTCATATCGGCAGTTCTTAGACAAGCCGATTATAAAACTCCAATGATAGAAGGGGCTACTGCAAACTGGTTTCTGGCATACCGTAAAGAGTGGGAATGGATTGATACCTACATTACTCGCCACCACAAAGCGCCAAGTAAGTCATTGTTCAAAGCAACCTTTCCAGATTTCGTAGTTCTAAAATCTGATGATATTGACTACTGTGTTCAAGAAGTAAAAGAGTCTTATCTTCTGCGGTCACTTGTAACTTTGCTGGAAGATTCGGCAGACAGGGTTAAATCTCGTACAGGTGCACTTGAAATAATAAACTTTGCCCAACAACAACTTATGGAACTACAAGTTTCATCTGAAGGCGGCAAACACGAAACTGAGATTCTTGAAGATTGGGAAGTTGCTTACGGCGAAGTTGCCAGAAGATACGAACGCAATTTAGAGAAAGGGATTGCAGGTGTTTCTACTGGCTTTCCAACTCTTGACAATTTAACTGGGGGCCCGCAACAAGGCGACTATTGGATTGTTGCGGCACGGCTCGGACAAGGTAAAACTTGGACACTTATCCGCATGGCGTGTAGCGCTCTGTATAGCGGTCACAAGGTTCAGTACGATGCGCTTGAACAGTCAAGGGCACAAATAGCAATGCGCTCGCACAGTTTCTTGTCAAGCAAGTATGGTCAACAAACATTTCGTTCAATGGACTTGATGCACGGAAAAGACTTTGACCTCAAGGGCTATAGGGATTTTCTTGTTGGCTTGAAAGATTTGATTCAGGGCAAACTGATAGTCAACGATACATCTCGTGGGCGCTTGAACCCAAGTATGATTGCGGCACAAATTGAACGCAACAAGCCCGATATTGTTTTCATTGACTATTTGACTCTGATGAACACTGGTGGGGATGACTGGAAAGCAATTGCTAATCTGTCGGCAGAGTTAAAAGGTATTGCGATGCACTATCAAGTTCCAATTGTCGCGGCGGCACAAATAAACCGCATGGGCAACGGAGGCGATTTGCCAGGCGCAGAACACTTGGCAGGTGCGGATGCAATTGGTCAAGATGCAGATTGTGTAATAACGATGAAGCAAATGTCGGCTCATGTTATCAAAATGCGATTGGCAAAGTTTCGTCATGGTTCAGACGGTCAGACTTGGCTTAATGAATTCAGACCGAACTCTGGGAAGTTTGATGAAATCAGTGGGCAAGTAGCAGACGACATTATGGATGAAGACAAGGAGAACGCATGAACAACTATCGGCATTTTCTTTCAAACAATCTGGATGTTCGTTCAAAGTCTGGGTATGAGTGGCAGGCTATTTGCCCATTCCACGAAGACACATCACCCTCGCTCAGTGTGAATATCCGCAAGGGTCTTTTTATTTGCTACGCCTGTGGCGAAGCAGGAGACATGGAAAAACTTGCCAACCACTTGAATCTTGATTCCCCAATTAACGAACCTTCTCTTGAAGAAGTTTCAGAAACACTTAGGGCGCTATCTAAATCTTTGGCGCAAACAGAGCGCCCTGCTGTTGGCATAAATATACCCATAAGGTATTTCAACCACAGCGCTCTCAATTACTGGTGGGGCACACGCAACCTTACTAAAGCAACAGTTACTAAATTCAGGCTTGGGTACGATGAGGTTAGTGATGAAGCCATAATTCCGTTGGCAGACACTTACGGAAGAGTTCTTGGGCTTATCCGCAGGCGTATGGGTGACGCTACCCCTCGGTATATGTACCCGCATGGTATAAAGATAAAGCAATGCTTGTTCGGCGCTGACATAGCGCTAGAAAGATACAGGAAGACTCCGCCCATTGGAACAAATCATCCACCTTTAGTAATTGTGGAAGGCTCTGTTGATGCTATGGCGGCACACGATATTGATTACGCCAGCGTTGCTATCCTTGGTTCAAGAATTTCCAAAGAACAGGTTGAACTCATAAAGAGAATCTCACCGCCAAGAATAATTATCGCTACTGACCGCGACAGGGCTGGTAGAGAGGCTGAAATTCAAGTGCACGAAATGCTTAGAAATGCTCGCATGGGTATTCTAATTTATTCCGCGAACTGGAATCCTGGACACGGAAAAGACTTGGCAGAAATGTTGCCGATGTACAGAAGAGAAGCACTGGCTATATCAACTATCAAAAGAAGGGCGCTGGTATGAAAAGGACAATGAGGTGGATGTGGGAATACGAAGTTGAAGAACTAAACGAAAAAGGCAAGCCAGTTAAAACCACTCGTGTATCAGAAACAAAAATAGAAGGTGGCAAGAAAATTAGGGTGGCGCATTACCGATGAAGTTCATAGAACTCTTCGCAGGTGTCGGCGCTTTTAGGCTTGGGTTAGAAAACACAGGGCACACTTGTGTTTGGTCAAATGAGTGGAACGAGAAAGCAAGAAGAATATACGACAGACAACACGGTGAAAAACCAGATGGCAGGGATATCAGAGATGTTAAAGGAAGCGAACTACCAGAAGCAGACCTTATCGTTGGAGGATTTCCTTGTGCGACTTTTAGCGTTGCAGGTCAAAGAACGGGCTTCTCTCTGGAAGACACAAGGGGCACTCTCGCTTTTGAAATGTTTAGGCTCGCTAGTGAAAAACAAATACCTTATATTCTCTTTGAAAATGTCAAAGGACTCCTTGGGCACGACAAAGGAAGAACATTCGGAATCATCCTTTCCGTCTTGGATGCCTTGGGGTATGACTGTCAATGGGAGTTGCTTGACAGCCAAAACTTCGGTATCCCACAGCATCGGGAACGGATATTCCTTATCGCAAATCTTAGAGGACACCCCCGACCAAAAGTATTTCCTATCGGAATCACAGGTAAAAAGAATGATGGAGAGAACAAGCACAAATCAAAAGGAAGGCAGGGGTTTTTCTCCGACATTTCTCCAACCATAGATGCCCACTATCACAAAGGTGGTGCGGCTAGGCAATATGTCGCCGTTCGTGCAGTGCTCACACCATCGCGGGCAGAGAAGCGTCAGAATGGGCGCAGAATGAAAGAAGACGGCGAACCCAGTTTCACTGTTGGAGTAGTTGACCGCCATGGTGTCGCTATTGGAACTAACGAAAAGTTAGCGATTAGGAAACTTACCCCGCTTGAGTGCGAACGCCTGCAAGGTTTACCTGACAACTTTACGAAGTATTACGAAGATGGCTCTGTTGTAGCGGATAGTATTCGTTATGAACGATGCGGCAGAACAATAACAATACCAGTGGTTGAAGCAATAGGTAAAAAATTACACAAACACTACTAAGGAGACACAATGAAAATACCGTCAGATTGGTCATTTGATACCGCCGAAGTAGCGGAAAACTTTGATATTCATGTAAGAGAACAGTTGCCGTTCTACGATTTGGTATCGGGTGCAGTGGCGCATATTGCTAGGCACTACCTGCCCGAAAATGGTTTGCTCTACGACATTGGCGCGTCAACTGGCAACTTGACAAACATACTTGGAAAAACAATTAGTGCAAGAAACATAACCGCAGTTTCAGTTGAATCCTCAGTTGAAATGTCATATAAATTCGCTGGCGTTGGGCAACTTTTTGTTTGCGATTGCCTAGATGTTAAATACGAAAAGTTTGATGTTGCAGTTTTGTTTTTGGTTTTAATGTTCATTCCAGTTAGTGAGCGCTTCGGGTTTATGGAAAAACTTATTGAACAGAAAAAAGAAGGTGGCGCAATAATTGTAGTTGACAAAATAAATCAGACTGCTGGCTATCTTGGAACAATAATGCGAAGGCTTACTCTTGCGGGCAAAGTTGCTAATGGCGCTTCACACGAAGACATAATCAACAAAGAGTTGTCGCTTGAAGGCATACAGCGACCTATTGATGACGAAGAGTTTTCCAGTCTCGGAACTAAGTTCTTTCAGTTCGGTGAATTCGCTGGTTGGGTTATTGAATAAAACATAACGAGGTGGGGGATTGCCAGCCACGAAGAACTGACACATCCCCCACCCTGTTAAGCCCAAGGAGGGAAGTCAAAATAGGAAACACCAAAACCTATTTGACCTCTATATTAAATACCACCTTGGGTAGCCTGTCAACCCTTATTTACCAGCCCTCTTTCTTCCTATCCATGCAGAAGACTGGCGCTTGTATGGTAATGCCACGCTCAGGGGTAATAATCGCTAGGGCTTGCTGTGGTTGCTCAAAAGAAAAGTTGTTGATAAACGCATATTCGTCAATTCCTTTAAGCGAACCATTAACAATAAGGCTTGGAGTCTGGATTAGTTGATGCCAGTGCCCGCACCACATGGTTGAAAAGTTAGACCCAGTGGCAAGATATCTCTGTGCCTTCCTTGCTTTTAGGCGCATGATTGGAGGCCAGATGCCACCGATTCCACCACCACCTGATGCTTGGTCTCCGTGCGTAATTAACTGACCATAGCCGTAAACCTGCACAAGTGAGTCTGCACCTTCAGGTATTTGAAAGGTGACACGCTTATCATCGGAAAATTCACGCTCAATCATTTTAGAAACTAGCCAGTCAAAGTTTGTTTTGACCCGCAACTTCATGCGAGGCTTCCTAGTTGTTCTGCCATGGTTGCCAACTACTGAAGTGACATGAACTTTACCGAATTCGTTTGCCAGCAGTGCGATAGAAGCAGAAACTTGTTCAGCCCAATACAAAAGAGAGCCAAACATTGTGTCGGCGTTTGTGTCGTGCAATTCTTCGTGGATATCACCGCTAAAAATATCACCGCCAAGAATTAATAGAACACCGTCATAAGTAACTCCAGACAAATAGTGTCTGGCAATCTTTACAACATTTTGTGTCCACCGCTCCAGTCTCATTGTTGCAATTTCGCGGTTGTAAGCGCCTAACCCATCTACCTCTTCAGGTAGCACCACTTCGTCAAAGTGTGTGTCCGAAAGCATTACAACAAGAGTCGCGGCAGATTTCTTCGGCTTCTTTGGGGCAAGCCAAACGGGTGTTTCAATATTTGCCGAAAGGATTGCCTCTGACGCTTCAAGCGTTTTATTTATGCGGTCAAGTTGTTCTGAAAGTTTTTGTATTGTACGGGCAGACTCCCCACGCTGTTTTCTAAGTCCTATAACTTCAATTCTTAGTGGGTCTTCGCCCTCAAGCGCACTAGAAAACTTACTCATTTGATTGCCAACTTATTGCTTGTGGCAGTGGCAAGTGCCCTTACTAAGTTTTCTCTTACTCTCCACCTTTGCATGGTGCTGTTGGAAGTTACAAGCCCGAATTCTGCAAGGGCGTTCACTAGAGTTGGGGATGAAATTTGCTGGTTGTAAAAGGCAATGTAAAAATCCTTTACAGAGTCTTTGTCAAGTTTATTTTCAATTTCATCTGCCAATGTTGCTTGTGTACTCGCGTTTATAATTTCCAAAAATTTGCTCATATGGATTTCCAAGGACTTTCTGGTCGGCTTATGTTTGCTGGTGACACATACAAGGTAGCAGATTTCTTTCTCATAGACCATGCTAGTGCGCCCGCGATGAAAGTGTCGGGTGGATGACCGCTTCCAAAGAGGTCTTTTTGGGTCACATATTTATGTTCAGAATATGCAAACTGGATGCGGGGGCTTTTAATTCCGTATTGTTCAATGCCCGCGATGTACTCTGTGAACGCGCTTTCTCGTTCACGCCCACGAAGAACAAGAGGCTTTATCTTCTTCTTGTCGTACTGAATCATGTCGTCAATAACATCCCCAATTCCAGTGGCATCGTGGATACACCAGCCACCGTATGCCTCTAGGCGGTTATCTAAATCTTTGACCATCTCTGGCCATGGCTTTCTACCAGTGCGCAAAAATGCAACTTCAACCCAAGGGTTTACATCAACTCTAAAGGTGCGGATGATTGTCCAGTCTTGCTCTTTAGCCCAGTCAACCCCAGTGATATACGAAGCACCTTCTATCTGCGGTTCTATGCAGATGTACTCATCAACATCGCCAACAAATACGCCTAGCGATGGGTCATATGAAGCATCAACAAAGCGAGTGTCAATAGCGCGACCATCAAACGATGGTTCTTGCAGGTCGTATTCAACTTCCCACATTCGGCTAGACACTTCCATCTTTTTTCGGTCAACCATTTCGCTAGTGAGCCAGCCCTTTTCGTCTTCAGTACCCACTGATTCACGCCAACACCACTCAAACACAGGCCAGCCCTTTTCATTTGCCCGCTTTAGAATTTCTGTCATCGTTCCATCTGGATACTGGTGAGTGCTTGAAACAACTGTTTGTGAACGCAACCCGCGAGAGTCCATTGGCTGACCTTGCGCCGCTTCAAATAGCGCCAAGTCCATTTCGTCAACTTCATCCAGCCGTAGTCGTTGAGGGTGGGGGCCACGGACTGATTTTTGCGATGCCATAAGCGCCACAATCCAAGCACCGTTAGTTAAGCGAGTTGTAAATCTTGTTGGGTCATCCTTCAGTAGCCCTGAAGGTGCTAGAGGGTGATGCCATAGTTCCATTGTTACTTCGTGCACTCGCTGTGACTGTGCGGCAGAACCACCAAGAATAGTTATTTGTGCACCAAGAGTTGCGGCTTCAATTACAGATAGAACACCCATTAATGTTGACTTGCCACCGAACCCTCGGCTTGCTTTCCAAACGGATACGGGGCTTCTACCGAAATAAGCATCCGCTAGAGCCTTAAATGGTGCGACATGATGTTTACATACCGCTATTTTGGGAATTGTAATTCCCCATACAACACGGATATATTCCCACAACTCGTCATCATCTTGTGGCAGTCTGCCAAGTAGTAGGCTCATGTGCTACAACGATAGCAGGGGCGGGGGCGTGGGGGCGCGATAACGGCGCATAGCCTCTCGGCACATTTTACCTGCACCTATACAGAATAGTGCACTGTGTGCACAATATTGCACACGAACTGTACTAGTACTTTCTTTGTAGCCTGTTTAGCCTGTCTCGCATAAGGATTAGCAGGTCTTTAATTGGCAATGTTGGGTAGGTGTAGGTATCAAGACCAGTCTCAGGGTCGGTGTCGTAATCTAAGTCTTCATACCAGTCGGTGTTCCAGTCTTTATACCACTCGTCATTACGCCAATCATCCGCGAAATCACTATCTTCATCAAGCCAGTCGTTCTCCCAGTCATCATCATCATCACCGTAGTCAACTTCATCGCCAGTGTCTAAATACCAGTCGCCCTCATAGTCTTGTACCCACTTTCCACTTGGGGCATTATCTTGGCTCGGCTTAGGTAGAAGCCAAATAATAGCCGCCAAGGTAAATACCTGTACGCCAAGAAGAACCCACAATAATAGTTGTTCGCTCATGCGAAAATAGTAGCGGAAGTGTGGCTAGTTTGCGCGTTTATCCACTATGAGATACACAGAAACCCGAAAACTATCTAAACCCCGCTTAGAACGCTTCCTAGCGCGTCTGAGGGGCACCCAAAAGGCTACGCACATCCAGCAGAATATCAACAACATCGCCAATTGATATTTTCAGGTGGTGGTCGTGCTTATAACGCTTCGCCAAAATGGTG